ACGCTCGGGCACGGCCTAACCTTCCGGTGCAGGTCGTCTCTATCCAGACTGCGATCCGCCGCCAAATGCCATGGCGGCCGGATATCGTCTTCGTCGACGAGGCCCACCGGGCGCGATCTAACAGCTACCAGCAGATCATTGAGGCCTGCGGCGATCCGGTGCTCATCGGAATCACCGCGACACCTATCAGGTCCGACAATAAGGGCCTAGGAGGCCAACTATTTAAGGCGATGGTTCGCGGCCCGGGCATCGGCGACCTGATTGACCGCGGCTATCTTGTGCGGCCGAAAGTGTACTCATGGAAGCTTGATCTGAAAGGCATCAAGATGGCAGGAAGCGACTACAGCCAGCCGCAGCTGGACGCAAAAATGAGCGACTCTAAACTGGTCGGTGATGTGTTGCGCGAGTGGCAGAAGCGATGCGCGGACCGCACGACCGTATTATTCGCAAGCGGGATTGGGCATTCAAAGCTACTTGTCCAGGAGTTTCGAGCAGCGGGCGTGACGGCCGAGCACGTCGACGGCACGACGCCGAAGATGGATCGAGAGTCTATACTGGCGAGGCTGGCGGCTGGCGATATCCAGGTCGTCAGCAACTTTGGAGTCCTCTGCGAGGGGTGGGACTGCCCGCGGGTTTCCGCTCTGTCGATTGTGCGGCCGACGAAGTCTTTGAGCCTATATTTGCAGATGGCTGGTCGAGCGCTGCGCACGTTTCCCGGTAAGCAGGATTGCATCATTTTGGACCACGGCGGCTGCGCGATCCGCCACGGCTCACCGGCAGAGCCCCGGGAGTGGTCATTGAGCGAGGATCGCGTGGGGGGCGCAGTCGGCGGCGACACAAAAGATGTCGAAGACCGAATGGACGTTTGCCCTGATTGCGGTCGGTGCTACGAGGTTGGCGAGGTGGACGATTGCGAATGCGGGTATAGTTTTGCCAGAAAAAGAAAAGCAAAGATTCAAGCGGAGGCTGGGGAGCTTCAGCTGTTAGAAGAGCGCCAGGCGTCAATGGGAAAACACCAGAAGACGATTTACGCCAATTTGCTGGCAAAGCAAAAAAACAGCGTGAAGATGGACGGTTCACCGTATTCTGACTATTACGCGTCCGCGGCATTCAAAGGTTTGTTCGGCCGGTGGCCGCCGCGTCGATGGCGGAAGGAACTAGGAGCATACCGATGACCTGCAACATTCAAGCAATCAAATCAGCTATCCAGATGGAGGAATACGCAGCCCGCTACGTGGAATTCAAGCGAGGCGCGGCAATGTGCCCGTTTCATGAGGAAAAGACCGCCAGCTTTCGCGTGAAGGGCGAGTTTTTCAAGTGCTTCGGGTGCGGCGTGGGCGGCGACGTCATCACGTTTGCCGTAAAATATCACAACATCAGCATCAGGCAGGCTATTGATTTACTAGCAGGCGAGGCCGGGATTGATCTTGCGCCATTGGTAAAATTAAGCGCCTACGACCGCGCCAGAGAGCAACGCATTGCCGCTGAGGCCGAGGAGTGGCGAAATCAAGTGCGCAAGCGAGCGAAGAATTGGCCGGCAACGGATCTGCTGCGAGCGATGCCGCGGCGCGAGCTGATCGAAGAATATAAAAGCCACAGGACCAAGCAGTTAGGCGAAGAAATGAGGGAAATTATGCGGGATTATGACCAGTGGGTAAAAACAATTACTCCGTTAATCAAAGGGATTATTGCTTTATGAGCGCCGATTACGTTTCCGACCCGTGTCTCGACGAAGAGGTTAACGACGCGCTGGAGCGCGACGACCCGAAAATGATCTGGGCGATGACCGCGACGCTGGCGACTATGGACGAGGAGGACTATCAGGTGCATCGCGCCGCGATCAAGGCTAGGTTTGGCGACCGGCTCAGCGTAACTGCGCTGGACAAGGCGACCGCGGCCAGGCGCAACGCAGCGGAGCCGCAGCGCGAGGCAATGGCAGAAGAGACGCCGGCCAACGATGTCGCGCTGGCCATCTTGGCGAAAAACAACGTGCTCAACGTAGACGACACCCTTTACTGGTACGACGGAACAAAATGGTCAATGACTAGGGCGTCCTACCTGAATCACCTAGCATTGCAGGCCGACGGCGAGGAGGCCAGCAGCAAGCATAGGCGCACTGAGATCGCCAGCTTCATCGCGGCCAAGATCTACAAGCGCAACCATCGCTGGCGCAACATTGAAATGTACGAAGTACCGCTGGCCAACGGCGTTATCGACGTGCGGACGATGCAGGTGCGGCCGCATCGGGTAGAGGATTACATTCAGACGTGCGTGCCATGGCTTTACAATCCGAACGCGCAGTGCCCGGTGCTGATGCGCTGCCTGGACACGTACTTTGGCGGCGACGACCAAGGCGAGGCCAAGATCGCGGCGTTGCAGGAGTTTTTCGGCTATTGCCTGATGCCGCACGCGAGATACAAGCGAGCGCTGTTCTGCCTAGGCGAAAGTGACTGCGGCAAGTCTACCATCCCATTCCTGCTGCGGATCCTGCTAGGGGCCGAAAATTGCACGGCCGTCAGTGTCACCGCAATGGACGATGAGCGCAAGCGGGCGCCGCTGTTGGGTAAGCTGGTGAACCTGCTGACTGAGTTGACGTCAGACGCCATGATTGCCGATGGCGGATTTAAAACGTTGGTAAGTACGGAAGAGCCTATACTTTTCGACGTCAAATGGGGCGGCGTCTTTATGGATATACCGATCTGCAAGCACGTGATCGTCAGCAACAGCAAGCCTGGCATTAACGACCGCTCCAACGGCACGTACCGCCGGCTACTGCTGGTACACTTTCGCCACGTGATTCCGGCGGGCCAACAGGACACCACGATATGGGACCAGCTGCGCGGCGAGGTGGACGGCATCCTAAGCTGGGCGCTAGAAGGGGCGCAGCGGCTGTACGCGGCCGCCGGCCGGTTCACGGATCCGGGCGCGGAAGAGGTGGAGGAATACCGACAGAGTGAAAACGTGATGCTGAGTTTTGTGGAGCACTACTGCGAAGTCGACTTGACAGACAAGACCAGGACGTCGCAGTTCATCGAGCGCTTCAATTCTCTGCAGGCTCGCAAGTGGAGGCCCAACGCGGTTCTCCAGGCCGTCAGGGATCTTGGGTACGAGGTCGAGAAGCATCCGACCCACAGCGTCGACGGCAAGAAATACCGTCACGTGATCGGGCTGAAGGTATGTTAACTGCCGTTTTTGGCACAAGTTGGGCGCTTGGCACAAGTGCGGCACGAGTGCTTTTTCGCGCTAAACATATGAGCGCATTGGGTTTACGCTCTGGCACACGTGGCACACGATATTTCTCTCAATAGCGCTATAGGTTGTCCTAGGGGGGGTATGCCCAGGGGCCATATAAGCCTATGGCATACCCTTCCCAATAGGCGCTATATACACATCTATAATATTACTTGTTCCATATGTGCCAATATAGGGAAAGTATAGATAACACAAGGGTTAGGTCGGCACAAGTCGTGGCACACGACTGGAACACGGCACAGGTTGGGAATTTGGCTGGAGCGGTTTGTTTTTTGTAGTGGAAGGATATACCAGAGCATAAACGCAAAACGCGCCACGGGCCGTTTCCGGTTTATTGGCGCGTATTGTGGGGGATGGCGGTGGCTAGTATTTTTTATACAGCCACCAACCAGCCCCAGCGGCGCAGAATGCCAGCAGCCAGTCGCCGAGCATGGCGCCGATCGTGAGCCCGACGAGGACCAGGAGGCCGGGGATCATGCCGGCCTCTGTTTGGTTTTATCGGCCCAGCGCTTGTCGGCCGCGGCCTTGGCGATTTGCGACCGCCGGGCGGGGTCCATGGTTGAGAACCCCTTCGGCGTCTTGACCTTGCCGCCCTTTTTGCCTAGGGTGGCGGCGGCTTTGGAGATGTCGGGCGGCTTCATGCGGTAATCCCCAGGCCTTCCTCGGCTGATGCGACCGCTTCCCGAACCCAGTGTTCGTCCGAAGTGGTCAAAGCTGGGAAGTGATTCAAAACGTCGTCCATTGCGGCTTGGCGGTCGTAGCCAACGGATTTGCCGTGATAGGGATACTGGTATTCATCGGCTACAGCTCGAATGGCGTAGCGCGAGACAGTTTCGCAAGTGGGATTGCCCTGACGGGCCAGGGGGCTCACGCTTGCACCGCCCAGGAGCTTTTACGATACTCCTGATTTTGGACCGGAGTCGGGCTGGTCGCCCCGAAGCGGTAATCACTGATCACCGTCCAACCGTGGCCAATCAGGACCGCTTTCGACAAAGCGTATCCGTATCGGCTATTCAGCTTTTCAGCTACCTGTTCTGCTCTTTCTTGACTTGCGTAGATCATCTTGTTTTTCCTTGGTGGCTGTTGCCGACGCCTTGCGGCGTTTCGTCCCGGCCGGGGACTCATCAGGGCGGCTTCCTGCTTCTGTTTGTTGGTTAGCATCTTATTTGCATCCGAACAGGTTGGCGCTGCTCGCGAAGATATCAGCGAGCTGTGCGCCACGGTCGCCGAAAGCCGCAACGCAGGCGCTGGCCATCTCGTTGTCCTGTTTCGCTTGGCGTTCGCGGCGGGTCAGCTCGGCCTGGTACGGCTCGGCTTGGTATCCGACATTGCAGTCGTGGGCGCAGTCGATGGCGTGCTGAAGGTCGGATTCCGTCATGGTCTTGGCTTCGTTTTCGGCTTCGGTCTGGTTATATTTAGGCATTGTCTTCTCTCTCTCGGCGTCCGGTGTCTCCGGCGCACTGTCTACTCTTTAAGCTTACCATAAGCGTTTATGGTAAGCAACGATAAAGCGACGTGAGTAGAAAATAGTTGTTCCACGTGGAACGATTGGAGCTCCGTTTGATTTTGATGGCGGTAGTCGGGTATTGTGGAGGGGTGGAAAGGACAAAAGAAGCGTCTGATTGGCTCGACGGAATTCTACATCCAAAAAAAAGGGCTTTTTTGGTTGCCTTTGCTGGTTGTGGGCAGGTAACCGAATCGTGCAAGCAGGCTGATATTGATCGGATGACTGATTGGAACTGGCGTCAGGACGACCCGGATTACTGCGTCGCTCGCGCCAAGGCCTGGGCGATGGCTTGCGAGGCGCTAGAGGCCGAAGCGTATCGGCGCGGCCACGGCGGGGTCGATGAGCCAGTGTTTCACGGTGGGGCTCAGGTGGGCACGATCCGGAAGTACAGCGACACGCTGCTTATGTTTTTGATGAAGGGCGCGAATCCTAACACGTACCGCGACACGTGGCGCGGCGAATTGAGCGGTCCAGGCGGCGGCCCGATCCGCACCGCGGCGGATTTGTCCAAACTGACGGAGGAGCAACTTGCCACACTCGCCGGCATCGCTAGCGCAGCTGCTGGACCCGACGCTGATCGCGGCTGAGAGGCTGCGGCGGGCGCGTCTGCGGGTGCTGTCGTATTATCCCGATAGCGGGCCGCTGCGGCGCGAGCTATACGCCAAGCATCTTGAGTTTTTCGAGGCCGGCGCTTCGCACCGCGAGCGTGCGGCTATCATGGGCAACCGGTGCGGCAAGACGGTCATGGGCGGCTACGAGACCGCGCTGCATTTAACCGGCGATTATCCAGCGTGGTGGCAGGGCCGGAGGTTCGCGGCACCGGTTAAGGTTTGGGCTGCGGGCGACACGTCGAAGACGGTGCGCGACATCCTGCAAGCGGTGATGCTGGGGAACCCGGGATCGTATGGAACAGGTATGATACCTGGCGATTCCATCCGAAAAACGACGGCGAGGACGG